AAACAGTATAGGGTAATAGCCAACCAAGGCTCAACCCGATCTGGCAAGACCTACTCAATTAGTCAACTCTTAGCTCTTTACATACCGCACAAGGAAAAGGTAACTATCTCAGTGGTAAGCCCATCTCTACCCCATCTTAAACGAGGGGCCAGGAGAGACATCCTAAAGATATTAGAGGATGCCGGGCTATACTCTGATGACAACTTTAACAAGACCGACAATGTCTATCACTACCCTAATGGCTCATATATTGAGTTTTTTGGGGCTGAGGACTCTGGTAAGGTTAGAGGACCGGGCAGGGATATACTATACATCAATGAGGCTAATTTATTGCCCCATTCGATTTATCAGCAGTTAGCCCTTAGAACCAAGCAAACCATCTTTCTGGACTTTAACCCAGTAGATGAGATGAGCTGGGTCTATGATGTCTCTGATAGAGAAAGCAATATCCTAATCCACTCGACCTACAAAGACAATCCATTCTTGCCAAGTGAGCAGATAGCAGAGATTGAAAGTCTGAAAGATGCAGATGAGAATCTTTGGAAAGTCTTTGGGTTGGGAGAGAGGGGTAAGTCATCAGAGATTATTTACACCCATTGGAGGCAAGGTCAGTTCCCAGAGGATTGCGAGACCGTTTATGGTCTGGACTTTGGGTACTCAGTGCCAACAGCCTTAGTCAAGGTCGGGTTTTACGAAAGCCAGACATTTGTCAAAGAGTTGCTTTATGAGACAAAGCTAACAACCACCGATTTAATAGAAAGGTTAAAGCTCTTAAACATCAGGAGGTCAGATGAGATTTACTGTGATGCTGCTGAGCCTAAGACTATCGAGGAACTGGTAAGGGCTGGGTACAATGCCAAGCCTGCCGAGAAAGATGTCTATGCTGGCATCCAAAAGGTCAAAAGCCAGCCATTGGTAGTAACACCTGAGTCTATCAACCTAATTAAAGAGATTAGGTCCTACAAGTGGAAGGTTGACAAAGATGGCAAGGTACATCCAGACGAGCAGCCAGTCAAGATGTGGGATCACTTATGCGATGCGATGCGGTATGCTATATATACAAAACTAAACAAGCCTAAGTTTGAGGTGATGGCTTGGTAAAATAAAGAAAGTGGGCAGAATCAAAGATGCGTGGGATGCGTTAACTAAAAAGGCAGTGCCAATGATGCCGGTAGGTCAGCCCTTTGCTTCCTATCAGGTAACTGGTGGCACTTTTGTCGGTATAACTGACAATCGGACCAATTATATCCGGGATGGCTATCAGGTTAACGATATCCTCTATTCCACTATAACTCTCATCACAGATAAGTGTAAGCTACCAGAATGGTCAACTTACAAGGTAGTCGATGAGGCTGCCTTTAAGTCTTATCAGGGATTGATGAGAAAGAAAGACATCTCTACTGAGGATTTCCAAAAGGCAATGGGGTATAAGAAAAAAGCCCTAGAGCCTATCTTTGTTGACAGACTCACAGAACTCTTACGATACCCTAACGACTACGAGACCTTTCAGGACTTAGTAGCTAACTCAACTGGATATAAACTTATAACTGGTGGTCGCTGTGTTTGGGCTCAGATGCTTGACATGGGAGCCAATCAGGGTAAACCATACCAACTACACAACCTACCCTACCAAGAGGTAAACATCATTGCTTCAAGTAATATGTTTCCTATTGTCGAGGAGGGTTACATGATTCCGGTCCTTTCCAATGCCTTATTCCCTAAAAGTCAGGTTTTGCACGATAAGTACCAAAACTATGACTGGGATATCAACGGAGCCCATCTTTACGGAATGAGTCCGTTAAAGGCTGCCCTTAGAAGATTGAGCAGATCTAACTCGGCTATCAAAGCTAGTGCTGCCATGCTTGAAAATCAAGGCGTTAAGGGTGTGCTTTATGTCGATGATCCTAGGGTTATCGGTGGAGGGGTAGATGTAGCCGATACAAGAAAGCAAGTAGAAGCTATTAAGAGTAAACTAGTAGGTAAAGGAGAATGGGTAGGCTCAGAGAACTGGGGCCGCATTGGTGTCTCTGGTTACAAGATGGGATGGCAGTCAGTTGGGCTGAATCCAGTAGAGCTATCCATTATAGACTCTGAAAAATGGGATTTGAAGCGTTTTAGCTCTGTTTACGGAGTACCTAGCCAACTGGTGGGTGATTCTGAGACTTCGACCTATAACAATGTCAGAGAGGCTGAAAAGGCTCTTACGACTCGTTGTGCCATGCCTCAGTTGGTTTCGTTCCGTAATCACTTTAACAGAAAGCTACAAACCGACTGGGGTTATAAAGGTCAGAATGTCTATATCGACTTTGACCATACGGTATTTACCGAACTCCAAGAAGATGTAGTCGAAAAGTCCAACTGGATTAAAACTCTCAAGGCATTAAGCCCTAATGAGCAAAGGATGCACTTAGGACTAGAAAGAATAGACAATCCTCTCTTTGATGAGCCTTGGATTACTCCACAAGATGGTATGCCACTTAGTGAGTACGAGACTCCAAACATGGACCTCAGCGATGTAAACGAGGTCGAAGATGAGGTAGAAAATGAGGAGATGAATGACGATTGATGAGATTGTCAGCACAACCTACCCGGTAACAAAAAGGGAGAGGTGCTGTGCGTTATTAAAAGCTAAAATGGATGCCAAGCGATTGGCTCTAAAAAATAGATTGATGGATGACCGACAAAGAGAGAAAAGAGTATGCGGAGAACTTCACGAGAACCAATCGGAAGTTTGCCAAAACGCACTTTCCTAAGGTCAAAAGACAACTAGATAAGGTTGTCAGCTCTTTGATAGGTACAATAAAGAAAGTTGGAGCCAGACAAGCTCAGACAAGACTAAGGACACAGCTTTGGAATGATGAGCTCTATAAACCAATAGAGGCCATCTACAAGCAAGTAGGTCTCTACCATGCCAACCAGATGTATAAGCTAATCCGTAGGGAAGCTAACCAGAAAGGGATAGGCAGAGATGAGCAGTGGACTAGGTTTATCATGGATGAGCTAGAAAGGACCTTGCTCCAGTTTGCGGTAGTCAAGACCTCAGAGACACTTAGAAACCATTTACTACTCGTTTTACAGAATGCTATCATAAAAGAGCAAACCGTAGATGAGATAGTAAAGATTCTACAAGACTCAGGGTTTACAGCCATGCAAGCCGAAAGGATTGTGAGAACGGAGGTAGGTCGGGCAGCCAACACTGGGATAAAGGCAGCAGCCGAGTCTTTTGACTACGCAATGGTCAAAGAATGGATTGCCTTTAGAGATTCAAGGACCAGAGGTTTTAAGCCAGAGCAACCCAAAGACCATTTTAACATGGATGGTCAGGTGGTTGACTTTTATGACAACTTTGTCGATCCTAGAAGCGGAGAGAATATAGAATATCCTCTAGCTCCGGGTGGCTCAGCAGCGATGGTCATAAATTGCAGATGCTCTTATATTGTTGTACCTAAAAGAGATAGTAGAGGCAGACTAATAAACAGGGGAGGTGCTTGATCGACTACGGTCAATACTGCGGAATAATGAAACAATAACCAGGGTCAACCCTCCCAAAATATTGAATATGAAAAGATACTTTGAACAAAAGACAGTAAGCAACTCAGTGCAGGATGTTAGCACTACTACCAGAAAGGTAAAGGTAGCTATCAGCCAGATGGGCAGTAAGGACTTTGACAATGATGTCATTGACCACAATGCCTACACTAAGACATTAACAGAAAGAGGTCCTAAGGGTGCTAATCTTATTTGGCATCTGACAGACCACAACCCAAGCCTAAAATCGGCTATTGGCAAGTTTTCTGAGCTGTATGTAGAAAAGGACTATCTGGTTGGAATAACCGATGTGCCTAACACTACATGGGGCAACGATGTACTGGAGTTCTACAAGTCTGGGCATATTAACCAGCACTCAGTAGGCTTTAGAACTATCAAGCAAGAGAACCAGAAAAGCCAAGAGGGTGAGTACAATCTTATCAAAGAGATTTTACTTTTTGAGGGTTCGGCAGTCCTTTGGGGTGCTAACATGAACACACCTACTTTAGAGGTGGGCAAGTCATTGACTAGTCAAGATATTCTTGACAACCATGCTAAACTTAGCAAAGAGCTGAGCATGCTCTTAAAGTCATTGAAAGATGGCCGCTTCTCTGATGATGCTTTCGAGTTTATCGAGATCAGGGTCGCACAAATAAACGAGGCAATTAAATCACTTATTTCAATAGATACCACTCCTAAAGAGGAGCAACCCGCTGAGGCAGTTGCAGAGACTAAGGAGCCGGAGGTTGATTTAAGCGGATTGAAGCATAACTTAAATAACTTATTAACTAAATTAAATTCCTAACAATGGAAGAATTGAAAAGCATCGAGACTGCAGTAAAATCAGCTACTGAGTCTGTTGAAAAGATGAAAGCCGCCAATGAGGCTGCTATCGCTGATGTAAAAAATGATGTAGCCGAAGTAAAGGCTGCTGTGGTAACTATGGATGAGTCTGCTAAGAAGAACCAAGCTGCCCTCGACCAACTTATCGCTGAGAAAGCTGCCAAGAAAGTCGATAACAAGACTAAGTCTTTTGGTGATGCCTTTGCTGAGCAAATGGCTGAGGCTTTTGAAGCTAAGCAAGCTGAAATCAAAGAGTTCCAAAAGAACAAGAATGCCAAGCTGACTATTGACCTTAAAGCTGTCGGCACAATGACTTTGGGTAACAACCTGTCAGGTGATGGTGTTGCTACTTACAATCAACGTCAAGGTCTCGTTCCTGCTCAGAAGATTAACTTCCGCGACCTTATCCCTACTGCTGTATCTCCAACCGGACTTTATGTAACCTATCGTGAGACTGGTACTGAGGGTTCAATCGGTATTCAGACTGAGGGCAATGCAAAGAGCCAGATTGACTACGACCTGACTGAGGTAAAGGTAGTATCTGACTATATCGCTGGTTTTGCTCGTTTCTCTAAGCAGATGATGTTCCAACTGCCTTTCTTACAGAACACCCTCCAGAGAATGCTGCTGCGTGATTTCTACAAGAAAGAGAACAGCACATTCTTTACTGCTGTGTCAAATGCCGCTACTGGTTCTACTACTACCTCTGCTACTGTTGATGCTGAGCAACTGGTTGACTGGATTGCCAACCAATTGGATGCCAACTTCGACGCTTCTTTTGCTTTAGTATCTTATGCTCAGTGGGCTGACTTGTTAAAGACTAAGCCAACTGACTACTCTGTTCCTGGTGGTTTCGTAATCGATGCCAATGGTAATGTCCGTATCGCTGGTGTACCTGTAATCGGTGCTTCATGGGTTACTAACGACAAAGCCCTTATCATCGATGCTAACTACCTTGAGCGTGTTGAGACCGAAGGATTGCGTGTAGAGTTTAGCTACGAAGATAGCGACAACTTCCAGCGCAACTTGGTAACTGCTCGTGTTGAATGTTTTGAAGACATCAACATCATGAGAACAGATGCCATGATCTACGGATCATTCTAAATAGGTGCTGTGGTTTGATGTGGTGGGGCCGGTTTCGGCTGGCCCCTTTTTTTAATAAATCTCTATGCTGTACAACTTACTTATCGACTGGGATGACCAAACCAATGAATCTGGCATCAATGAGCCTTTAACTGTCGAGGAGGTTAAAAACTATCTCAGACTAGAAGGGTTTATCGATCAGTCAGATAGCATACCATCCGACTTTAACGATGATGATGCTATTATAGAAACATTGATTCGGTCTGCTAGAGAGAGGATTGAGGAGTTTACTGGCCTGAGCTTAATCCCTAAAATATGGGAGATTGAATTCACTAACTTGGCTGGTGGCTTTGAGATTCCGTTTGGTCCAGTTACTACCATCATTAACGTAAAAGATGATGAGGGGGATAGTATTAGTACAGATGACTTTGAGGTGTCCTTAAATGGCAGAATCCTAAAATGGCCTAAGTATGAAAATATGACCATGCTTTACGAGGCTGGTTATGTTAGCTTACCTAAAGGCTTAAAGGATGCCATGTACAAAGAGGTCGCTTACAGGTATATCAATAGAGGGGATGAGAATGTCGATGGCATGAGCCGCGAGGCCATGAATCTGGCAAGTAGATATAAAACTACAAACTGGTTAGGATGATAGGTAACCTTAAGCCCATAAAGCTGTTGAAATATACCCAGACCATTGACTCTAATGGGGATGCTACTGAAACGGTAGCAACAACCTATAAGATGTGGGCTGAGGTAGAGGATGGCGGTGGGTCTAGGAGTCAAGGGGATGGTAGAACAGAGATGTCAGATACTAAGACCTTTAGGATTCCTTTTAGGGGTTACAATATCACACCTGACTACCGAATAGAGTACTTTGGACAGACCTACTCAATAGGTAGTGTCCGTAGGATTGATGAAAAACGATTTAACTGGGAGATAACTGGATTAGCAATATTTGAGCTTGATTAAGGTAACAACCATAGGATTTGACAAATTATCTGGTCGATTAAATTCGGCTAGTAAAGCCATGAAAGATGAGGTACAAGCCGAAGTCGAGGCTAGTGCTATGGAGTTTGTTGCTTTAGCTAAAAGAGACTTAGCTGGTCAAGGTGGAGACAGAGGTACTTTGCTTAGGTCTATATCTTACAAAAGAGAAACACCATACAGCTATATGGTATCTGCTAATGCCTCTTATGCTCCTTATATTGAGTTTGGTACAAAGAGAAAGTTTAAGCCTTACCCCGGTACTGAGGAGTACGCTGCTCAGTTCAAAGGGGGCGAGAAAAAAGGCGATTGGATTGAGATGCTTATGTCTATTTACTCTTGGGTAAAACGCAAGGGAATAGGGGTAACATACAATGTAAAGACTAAAAGAAAGAACAGACAAACTAAAGACCAACGATTGAGCATTGCTTTTGCAATTACAATGAGTATTCTAAAGAATGGTATCAGTCCAAAGCCATTTTTTTACAAGCAGATACCTATTGTGCAAAAATCACTAACACAACGTATAAACCGCATACTAAGTGGCATTTAAGACTGCACTATACGACCTAAAGACAGAATGGTACAAAGCCCTCGATGGGGTTATCTCTGTGCCAGTCTATAAGGATGCAGTGCCTCTTAATCAGAATGGCAACTATGTACTTATCAGGTCAGAGGGTAGTACCCAGACAGACCTCAACAACTCTGCATTTTTTCAATCTGCTGTTATTGTAGTGGATATATTAACAAAATTCGCTACTTTAGGAAACAGTAAGATTGCTTACGATATAGCCCAAGAGATCTACGATGAGATAATACTCAGTCCTAACTCTTTTGGCATAACCATACCAGACCACCAGATTACACAGATAACGATTCAATCAGAGACCGAGCTTTACGAAGATGATGGCTCTGAGAAACTATTTAGGCTTTTACTTAGATACGAGCATATTCTTAATCAAAATTAAATAAAAACAAATGGCAGATGCTACAACAATCTCCGGCAGTGTGATGTTTATCGAATACTCAGACACGCCGAGTAGTGCAAGAAAGTCGGCTGTGTGTCAGAGTGAGGGATCATTCGATGGCAGCCGCAACGTAGTTAGTGATGAGACTAACTGTGGAACTTTGAAAGTATTAGGACCTCAGAACAACCGTTTCACTCTGAATGCGGTAGTTGACACTGTACCTGATGCTGATGAGGCTTCGTTCAATGATTTCCAAACTCTGTATGCCAACAACACTAAAAAGTACTGGCATCTGACAGATTCAGCCGAGACTATCTATCATGGTGGTTATGGTTGGATTTCAGCTCTTGGTCAGCAGAATGTTAGCGGTCAGACTGCTAAGTTCACAATGACTATCGAGATCGAGGGAGACATTGATACAACACCAGCAAGCTAAAACACATGAAACAAATCACACACACAATCGGAGGTAAGGATGTAACACTGGATGTCGGCAAGATGTGGTTCTCAAAGTTCTACGGAGAGGCTACATCTTCCGATCCTTTGTTGATGTCTGAGCTTCTAAGCAAGCCAGACAAACAATTTGATTTTATCTGTGGTCTCGTTTATGGTGGCTTAAACTGCTATAACAAGGTCAATGGCATTAAGGAGTTTATCTCTATCGAGCAAGTCCAAGACTGGGTAGGTGCGATGGATGAGTCCGATGCCGCTAGTTTAATCAATAAGTTTGTAGAGGCTAATAAACCTAAAGACCAGGGGGAAGCCCTAACCCAAGTGGCAAATCCTTAACTTGGGATGAGATGAGGTCGGAAGCCTTTGGCCAGATTGGTCTGCTTCCGGTGGAGTTTTATGGTTTGGAGGTCGAGGAGTACCTACTTTTACGAAAGGGGTATTTTGATAAGGTAAAATATGATGCTATCAGTCTAAGGTTTCAGACAGCCTTAATATGCGAGGCTCTGATAGGTAAGGGTAATGGGGCGAGGTTTGTCATGGATAGCTGGCAGCTCGAATCTAAGGCCGAACTAGACCGGGATCAAGTACGGAATCTACTAAAGCTAAAGAGAGAGAAAGAGGCACTAAAAAGGATAAAGCAGAATGGCTGATTTACAAATAAGGATAGCAGCGGATGTTGAAGCAGCGTTACGGTCATTATCTAATATCCAAAAAGAACTAGACCGAACTAGATTAGCTTCTGACAATGCTGGCAAAGGTGCTGAAAATGCAGCGAGAGGATTTGGTAAAATACCTCAATCTGCAAATCAAGCAACCTTGGCAATGTCCAATTTAGGTAGAGTAGTACAAGATGCTCCTTTTGGTTTTATTGCCATAGCAAACAACCTAGACCCTTTATTACAATCGTTTCAACAATTACAAAAAAGTAGTCGTGGTACACGTAGTGCATTAAAATCATTACTTGGGTCTTTAACTGGTCCAGGCGGTATCGCTTTGGCATTATCGGCTGTTACCTCAGCCATTACATTTGCTCAGATTGGGTTTGACAGATGGTTTGGCTCTTTATCTAAAAATAAAGGAGCAGTAGATAGTCAAGCTGAGGAATTTAAGAGATTACAAGAAGTAATCAAATCTCTTAGTGGAACTGTTGGTAATTTAACCGTAGAATTTGGGTCAAGTGCTAATGCACAAATAGCTAGGGTTAATGCTTTAGTTGCAGTCGTAAATAACTTATCTGCTAGTGATGCAGAAAGACAAAACGCATTAAGACAATTACAGGCACTAAACAAGGCCTATTTTGGTGATATTACATTATCAGCAAAAGGGTTAGAATTATTAAAGACAAGGCAAGATGAGTACAATAAGGCCTTGCAAAACCAACAAGCACAAAGTGGTTTTATCAGCAAATTAAATGAGGCTGAAACCAATGCCACTAAAGTCCAAAATAGAGTAACGCAATTACAAAAGGAGCTAGTTACTTTAAGGAATGAGTTAGCCAGAACACCTAGATTTGAGATTCGTGGGCAGGTCGAAGTAGAGACAGAAAATTATCGTAATCTACAAAATAGAATCTCCTCTACTAATGCAGAATTAAAAAAGCAAGAGACCACATTAGGTGACTTAAACGATGCAAGATCTAGATTACAGCAAGGGCTAACCCAAGCTGTAACCACAAGTGTAGGCATAAAGCCACTAGTAGAGGATAAAGGTGGCATAAACAATGTAATTAAAGATACGATTGCTGAAGCTCGTAGAATTGCTGCTGCAACAGATGAGTCTATTGATATAAGATTAAATATCACATCTTTAGATACAGAAGCAGAGCAGTTTGCAAAAGCTAAGGCATTTTTAGATAAATGGAGGCAAGGAGCATTTAAGTTTACTTTAGAGCAGCCACAGGTTGTAGAATATCCAGTAGATATTAAGTTAACAATACCACAGCCAATAAAGACTGGGGATATTTTATTTGATATTGGGAGAACTATTGAACAAGACCTAAAAGGCAGACAATTAGCATTAGCGAAACCATTAGGAGATTTAACTCCACAAAAGGCTGTTTTAGAGCAAGAGATTAGGGATTATTTTGATTTTAGTAAAGTCAAGATTGATTTTACATTACCCCAAACAAAGGAAGCCGCTAATGCAGTTGTTAAAGGCTTAAAAGATGCTGGTAAAGAGATAAATCAGGCCGGTATTGCATTACAACAGAATCTTGTTAATGCCTTACAAGGTGGATTAGAAGGATTAGCAGAAAGTCTTGGTAATTTAGTAAGTGGTGAGGATTTTGGCAAAGGTATTGTCGAAGTTATGAGTAATTTACTAAATGCCATCGGTAAGGCATTGATAGCTTACGGTATAGCAAAGAAAGGTATTGATGAGATTCTATCTGCTACTGGTGTAACGATACCGGGATCAGTTGCTATTGGTTATGGTATTGCAGCCATAGCCGCTTCAGCTATATTAAAGAACTTTGGAGGTGCAAGGGCTGAGGGTGGACCAGTAAGTGGAAATAAGACCTACTTAGTGGGAGAAAGAGGGCCAGAGTTATTTGTACCTAATGTGGCTGGTACTATCGTACCTAATGATGAGCTGCCTACCTTTGGTCAAGGCTTGGCAACTATGATGGGTGGTCGTGGTGGCGGAGGTACAACACTTAGAGGACAAGATATTATTTTAGCATACGCTAGAACACAAAGGAGTCAACTCAGAGTAAATGGGTAAGATTTACAAAGGTAGTTTTGTTAATACGCAAGTTAACTATTCGGACAATAGCCCGAATGAGCAGACTATCTATGTAACTATTACAGATACAGCCCCAGCAGACCCTTTACCCTATGGTTTCCACTTTTACTCTGACCCAAGCATAGGGGATGGCGATCAACTAATGAATCTTAGTTGGATAGGTTTACCAATAGACACTACAAGTTTAATTATAGGCTATTCAATAGCCGGTGATAACTCATATACGGATATTACTATAAATGACCCATTGCCCACTTCCTTTTATCAATGGATTGTACCATTTGATGATTACGATATTAGAATACAAGTTGTTAGGAGTGCAGGACCTACGGAAACATACTATATTGAGTTTGAGGGCATTGTAGCTCTAGAATTAGCAGATGCACCAATAGTTCTACAAACAGTTGATAACTCAGAGGATAAGTTTACACCTATAAAAAGTAAAAGTTGCAGGATAAGGGTATTTACTAATAAGTTAGTGAATGCTATGACTTTCTCTAATGGTGGAGACAATGAGTATTTAGTACAAGTAGCGGTCAATGCTGAAGATGCTGTAATTTATTCTGGATGGTTATCTATCTCAGATTTAGGGCAGACCTTTCAGCCTGATCCTAATGTTTTAGAGTTAATAGCTAGTGATGGCATAGCCTTTTTAAGGGATTTGACTTTATCAGATAGCGAAAGCAGAAGTCTAACTGGACCTCATCAGCTCATTAAATATATTGCATGGTGTTTACAGAAAACTGGCTTACAATTAGAGATTTGGGTAGAGATGAATCTGTTAGAGGTCTCTGCAACTTATGATTTAGCTACTGACCACTTTTACAATATGCTCTACCTAAATGCACAGACCTTTGAGACTAGCATAGGAGAGTTAGAAAATTGCTTTAGTGTATTAGAAAAGTTGCTAAAGGAGTTCTGCGATATTAGCCAACAAAACAATGTTTGGTTTATTCGGTCAACTGATGAGGCACATTATGCGATAAAAAAGGTTTGTAAGTTTACTTCTAATGGAGATGTTATAGGGTATTATTATCCGTATCTTGTCAAAGATATTGGAGCCGACTATGACATGGCATTTATGAACGATGATGCCAGATTGAGCCTCCAAAGGCCTTATAAAGCGGTTAAACATACTTTTGATTACAACTATCCAACAGAGATAGTGCAAAATATAGATTTTGAAAGGGGTACAGCTACTACTGAGCCAGACCCTACACAGCCAACCTCTACTGGTGTTTATAGGCCAGAGGGTTGGACTTTAGCTAGGGCTGGGGATGGCACTGGTGGGGTTTGGTTAGACCTATACCAACAAGCAGGAGCAAAAGGGGAAATTGTAAAACAATTTTCTTATGGCTTTGAGACTAGTAAATATTTAGTAGTACAGCATAATGATGTGGCTGGAACTGATTTTATACACTATGTAAAGTCTAGCCCTTTTTATGTGCAGAAAGGAGATAGGTTAGAGATTTCAGTAGATGTAGGGCAAGATGTTAATTTGAACATTGTAAACCCAGTTCACGTTTGGTTAGAGGCTGATACCAATTATTATACTTGGCAGTACGATAATACCAACCCATCTGCAATAGTAAATCAGTGGGTTAGTAAACCAAAACCATTAACTGCTGCAATAGCTGACAATCCGTTTACGCAAATGTGGCGTACTACTTTAGATAGTTCTTTAGATCCTACTGATGAACTACCTAAATATACAACGGTAAATTCAACAATAGAGGTTCCAGCAGATGGTCGTATTTGGATTAGGTTAGCTGTCAACTTTAATATTTTTGCTCCTTTTTATTTTAATAATTTAAGGATTAATCTAACTCCAAGAGTAAATGGTTCTTATGCAGTCCTAAAAGGCCAACAGCATATATCTGAGCAGCAGGTTGATAACATGGCTGTCAGAGAAGAAACTGTTTTTATGTCAGATGCTCCTAGGATTGAAATGAAAGGGGCATTACTACTCACAGAGTTAGGAGATACTTTATACAATGGCAATGCGGTTTTTGCTGATGGCTATGGTGTAAATTTAGATGGCTTTTATACCCCTTACTTTAACATCAACGACTATGTAGATGTTAGCTTTACTAGCCTTAACAATGGCAAGTACAGAATTGTAGCGGTAGAGTATGCGTTGATACCTAATAAGACCATCTTAACCTTTGCCGAGCCTACACAAAGCGAAATAGTAGGGGCTGCACAGATAAAAGCCTATGACTATACTTTGTCTGGCAACTTCTACGACTCAATAGAATTTCAAGGTAACCCTCCCCAAGAGGACCAATTACCCTATGGTCAACATCAGAATCAGGCGGTCTGGAATCAATACAACAGGGTATTTACTGCTTTCGAGGCTACGGTTGATGGTTTAGATACAGAGAAAACATACGACAATATGCCTGACCTGCCAGATTTATGGCATGTATATAGGCAAAAAGATACACATCCAGCTACTACAAACAAGGTTTTTAAGCTATTGCACTACGAACAAGATACCGATAACTGCGAATGGGGTCTTTATATGATTGAGGTATATGATTCAACTATACCCAAGACTTATAATGGTCATTCGTTCAAATATATCCAAGAATGAACGATGGTAAAGTAGTAAGAGGGTCCAATATGATTGCCTCTATAAAGGTCAATGGCAATTTTTATCCGGTATTTTGTGCCAAGTCATGCTCTTTTGAGCTGACTAATGAGATTATAAATAGGACCTCTGTTAACGATGGCCTCTTTACAAAAAGGAGAATTAGAAGAACAGAATGGTCTGGCTCTGCCTCTGGGGTGTTGGTTACAGATAACAACGGAGACAGATATAGTCCTTTTTACTTAATGCAAGAATCAGTAAGAAGGTCAACCTTAGAGTGGCAGTTTGAGTTTACTAACTTAGATGGGGATATCAGAACGATTGAGGGAGAGGCTTTGATACAGAACTTACCTATCTCTGGGGATGTGCAATCCTTTGTCCAGTGTACGGTTAACATTATCGGTACAGGGGCATTCTTAATGGATGTCAGCCCATCTAGCCCATCGTTTGATGAGGATGTCGATTCGGACTACTGGTCAACGGTTGCAGGGCAAAACGCAATACAAGGCTTGTCATTTTATGGCAAGTCATTACAAGGCAAGACCATTCTAGCCATAGCTAGAGAGGGTACTGTCTATGATCCTATCACTACGGGAAGTCCATCAAATAGGACTGCGCTATTCAATAGTGCATTAGGAAGGATCACATTTGATTCAAATATACCTTTTAACCCCGGCGAGACTGTCTGGGCAATGTGGAAAGACTAATGACATTAAGAGAAACATATTACCCAATACCGGGAGATAGCAGCATTCTTGATGGGGCTATCGCCTATGTCAAAATGCTATTTGTAGCTCGTAGTGGTGTAGAGTTTGATGTGTTGACAAGCCCTAATGATATTATAATCAATACAAGGCAAGTCCATTACAATCCCTCTACTGGTGTGTTACAATTTGATGCTAATATACCTTTTGAAGAACAAGAATCAATAAACATAGTATATGATACGAATATTTAAGCTCGTTTTACTCTTAATTGTTAGTCAGGTAGCTTTTGGGCAAGCCCCATCAAACTATACTAATATCAATGGTAGATACCGTTGGATAGCAGGAATGTTTGATTCTACGTTTCACATTCCTAAAGGTACGACCAATAGTCTTAGGGTTGGCGGTTCTACCAATGCTGGTGCGTTGTTTTATAACACGACCGATTCTACTGTTTATACCTATACTGGTACGCAGTGGATTAAGCTAAGAGGTTCACTTAACCCATCTGACACTACTAATAAATATATTACTCAGGTCTATAAGAAAAGTGGCTCTGACTCTGTGTTTTATGTTAAAGGTGGAATCCATACTTGGGCTTTCAATGATAGCACTGGCAATGCCGGAGGTGGCGGTGGTGGTAAAATCTACTACTTTAATGGTGGCGTTAACATGGGAACTTTTGGCGGCTTACAGATGTATGAATTAGGAGATACTGCTAATACTGGTGCTGCTGCTAACTTTACAAGAAACACTACTGGTGGATTGGCTAACTTTATCACTGATCCCGGTAAGCCTGGGCTATTACAAATCCCTGCTGGGGTTTGGACTATTGATGCTTGGTTAAGTGAATCTGGTGGTGGTTCAAATAGTGCTCAAATTTGGATTGAGGTAGAAAAGTGGGATGGTTCAACTATTACTACTATTGCTACTTCCCCTATTGAGGAAATTACTGAGGGTAGTACACCGAATCTTTATACTTGGTCTGTAAGTATCCCTACAACTCCTTTGGCTGTAACAGACAGGATTGTAGTGCAATTTTATATCACAAATACGAATGGTAAAACGGTAACCCTTTATACGCAGAATGGCTATGTAGGTGAGATTCATACAACCTTCACTACTGGTATTGGAGCCTTAAATGGGTTAACTGCTCCGGCTCAGTATTTAGTTACAGGAACCGCTGGTACCGACTTTAACATAAACTCTGTTACTGCTACTCATACTTTTAATTTACCTACTGCCTCGGCTACTAATAGGGGTGCTTTATCAAGTGCTGATTGGACTACGTTTAACAATAAGCTAAATATATCCGATACTGCATCTATGCTTAGTCCTTATTTACGAAAAGTAGATACTGCTAGCTTATCAAATAGAATCAACCTAAAACTTAACATTTCGGATACTGCTACGATGTTGAATAATTATGTCAACAATGTAGGGTATGGGTTATCTAAAGTTGGCAAGGTCGTTAGTGCAGATTCGGCTACTTTGGCATCTTATTTTCTAAGGAGGAAGGACAGTCTTACCTCTACCAATTTACTAGGCTATGTTACTCGTAAGATTTTGGCTGATTCTACTGCTGCTGTAAGGGCCGCCTCTGGTACTGGCACAGTTACCTCTGTTGGTTCAAATACTGGCACAGGATTAACTGGAGGGCCTATTACAACCTCTGGTACTTTAGCTATTGATACAATTACAATATCTACTAGAAGGTGGAGGCAAAAAGGTATTGATTCAGTACAGAGCAATTTGACATCTGGGCTAGCCTTAAAAGTTAATATCTCAGACACAGCTTCTATGCTTTCTCCTTACTTAAGGTCAAATGTGGCTGCTGCAACGTATGTTCCCCAGACACGCACAATTACTATCAATGGTACAAGTCAAGACCTATCCGCTAATAGGACATTTTCGGTAGGTACAGTAACCTCAGTCGGAATCACCGCTGGAACTGGTATCTCTGTCGCTAATAGCCCTGTAACTGGTTCGGGTAATATTACGGTTACTAATACTGCCCCAGATCAAACCGTTGCTTTGACTGCTGGTACTGGCATAACAATAGGCGGTACTTATCCTAGTTTTACAATTACTAATAGTTCTCCTTCTAGTGGTGGTACGGTTACATCAGTAGCAACTAACAATGGTACTGGTATAACTGGGGGAACCATTACTGGTGCAGGTACTCTAGCAATAGATACCGTAGTTATCTCTACTAGAGCTTGGAGACAAAAGGGTATCGATTCAGTACAAAATAACCTGACTGCTGGTCTGGCTTTGAAAGTAAACATCTCGGATACAGCCTCAATGCTGAACCCTTATTTAAGGAAGATAGACACTGCATCTTTAAGCAATCGTATTAACTTAAAGGTAAACATTAGCGACACTGCTAATATGTTAAACCCTTATCTGCGTAAGGTAGATACAGCCTCTTTGAGCAATAGAATTAACACTAAGTTAAACATCTCTGACACTTCGACAATGCTAGGCAATTACGTTAATAACGTAGGTTATGGCTTGTCTAAGGTTAGCCAAGTGGTAAGTGCTGACTCTGCTACCCTAGCATCTTACTTTTTAAGGAGAAAGGATAGCTTGACTGCTACAAACTTACTAGGTTATGTAACTGGCAAGATACTAGCTGATACCGCTGCTGCTGTAAGGGCTGCTGCTGGTGGTGGATCAATAGGTGGCTCTGGTACTATAAACAGACTAGCCAAGTTCACAGCTTCGGGAACTATTGGCAATGGCTCAATAGCAGATAGCAGCTCAAGTGTGGCTATGACAATTAAAAGCAATGGATTTGTTGGAATTGGAATTGCTAACCCAACTACAAATTTGGATATTTTTAACGCTCTTGGTGCTTCTGTGATTGTTGGTGCTGCTACTGGTAAATCATTTTTATATGGGGATGATAATGGTGGAACAGTAGGAACTTTAGCTGCTATACCTTTGAGATTTCATACAAGTAATGCAGAAGCAATGCGGTTAACAAGTGGTGGAGCTACTGCAAATTTAGGCATAGGTACAACCACTATTGGTAGTAAATTACAAGTCAACGGCAACGCAGCTATCGGCTACTCAGCCTCTACTGCTGCTCCTACAAATGGATTGGCGGTTGCGGGAAATGTTGGTGTAGGTGTTATACCTAGTGCATGGAGTGGATTTTCAGTTATACAAGGTTTACAAGCTAGTGTTAGAGGTTCTAGTGCAGTTGCAGGATTTGGCCATAATTTCTTTTTTAATGGTACATCAAATATTTATCAAACAACAAATTTTGCATCAGATTATTATCAATTAAATGGAGAGCACATTTGGAGGTCTGCGCCATCAGGTACAGCAGGAAATACAGCTACCTTTACAGACAGAATGAAATTAGACGCATCGGGAAATCTTGGCTTAGGAGTAACACCAAGTGCGTGGATATCAACAAATAAATCTTTTGAAATTTTAGGTGCTACTGGTCTTTCTTCAGATGGAACATCTATGCGTTCTCAAGCAAATGCTTATGTAAACTCATCAGGTAATTGGATATATGGAGTAAATGGTGCAGCAACATTTTACACACAAGGAGCTGGCTCACACGCTTGGTACAATGCCCCTTCAGGAACAGCAGGTAATGCCATAACCTTTACACAGGCTATGACCTTAAATGCTTCGGGAAATCTTGGCATAGGCACAACCACTATCGGTTCTCGCCTACAAGTAAATGGCAATGCAGCCATAGGATATAGTGCAAGTACTGCAGCACCAACGAACGGGTTGTTAGTTAGCGGAAATGTTGGTTTTGGTACAACTTCTCCAAATAACTATGGTAACACTACTGTAACAATTGCATCAACAGCAGCAAATAATACTGGTGCTTTAGTTGTTAGAAATAGCACAGATGCAAATAGGGGACATATATATTCGGATGGTGCAAATAGTACTATTGTTGTAGGTAGTGCCACATCGACACCATTGCTGTTAGTTACTACCGATATTGAGCGAATGAGAATAACAAGTGGTGGATTGGTTGGTATAGCTACAAATGCTCCTACATCAACTCTACACTCAAACGGCTCAATAGCAGCTAAATATGTAAGCAAAACAGCGACCTATACTTTAGATTCTACTGATTATACAGTAGTTTTTAATATAAGTGCTGCTGCAACAGCAAACCTACCAAGTGCATCTACTTGTACTGGTAGAATTTATGTTATTAAAGTTAATAATACCACTAATACAGATGCTTTAACAATCGATCCTAATGGAGCACAAACAATCGATGGTTTTGCTACTTACACTTTACAATGCCAGTATGGTGTTATGATACAAAGTGATGGCTCAAACTGGAGAATTATAGCCGACTTTGGCTCTGGTCTTAACTGCTTATAATAAAACACAATATGAAACACTTACTGACAATCCTTGCTATTGCGACTTGCTTAACAAGCAACGCACAAATCTCTGCTGGTACTGCTACCTCTACTAATGACACTTTAGTAGTAGTTCCCTATGCAATCTTAATCCAGCCTATCCTAATCAATGCCTTGACTAAGGACACCGCCTTTCAAGTGATGTGGAATGTCCAAAACATTAGCCGAGACACTGCTCAGGGTAGCCCTTGCAATGTAACCTTCTACAATCGCCAAGGGAATGGTATCTACACAGCTTATTGCTTTATCCCAAAGGAAATCATTAAAAACTGGGGAACTAGCGATGAGATTATTGATTTGTATATCATAAATTACTTTAATTTAGTACCCATAAACTATAATAAGAAAAAATGAAAAAACTACTTCTAATCGCAGCAATTGCTCTTTTGTCCTTTACGACCCAAGAGCCTAAGACAGTAACATTAACATTAACCGTAGATGAGGTGAATCTTATCTACATGGGATTGGGTGAACTGCCAGCCAAAGCTAGTGAGCAACTTAGATACAAGATTGCCACAGAGGCTCAAAAGCAACTCAACCCAGAAAAAAAGTAAACGATGACACAGAGTTGGATAATATTTATAGTCGGGCAAGCAGCCGCCTTTGCAATAGCCCTAATTAAAATCTGGAATGACACAGAGGTTAAAATGGCTAGAATGGATGAGAAGCTAAAGGTAGCCGAGGATAAGGATGAGATCTTATTCAAAAAGCTCGACCACATATCAATCCAACTAACTGAGTTGTCCATTAATTTATCTAAAAAACAAGACAAATGAGTAACTTTCTAAACTTGGATTTCCAAGACCTAACTAAAGGCTTTGTAGTAGCCTTTTTGAGTGCCGCATTAACTGGCATTGTAGCTATCTTAGAAACTAGCCAACTACCTACCTCTGAAGACATCAAAGCCGCAGGGATTGTAGGATTGACTGCTGGTTTGTCGTATCTGTTAAAGAATATCCTGACTAATTCTCAGGGTCAACTCTTAAAGAAAGACTGATGCGTGTTTTTGTGTTGGCTGGTTTATTGCTTATGGGTTGCAATCCGGGTAAGCAACTATCAAAGGCAGAGGCTAGGCTGGCTCAGGCTGGCCGCCTCCCAGCTATTTGTGCCGAAAGATACCCAATCAAAGACACTACCTACATCAAAGACACCTTAGTGCGTATAGACACTTTTTTGTCTGGGGAGTACATCTTTGATACAGCCCGAATCAATGACACCTTATTTGAGGTTAAGTATAAACCCGTAGTCGTTTATAAGACTAAATACATAACAAAAGTAGAAAGGATTGAGGACATAGCCAAGATAGAGGGCTTACGTGCCTCTGTGAGCCAATTAGAGGCCCAAAAATCGACTTTATCGGCTCAGATGG